ATCCGGGTCATGCCGTCACGTCCGTTCTGTTCGCCGCTGTTCCGCCGGACGACTCGATGGTTCTGGTGTACGACCAGCTCTACATCCGGCAGTGCAACGCCGTGATCTTCGGAGAGAAGTTTGCAGAGAAGGTTAGGGGCCAGTCCTTTCACGCCTTCATTATCGACATGCACGGCGGTCGGATCAGAGAAATAGGCTCCGGCCGCCTGCCGGTCGAGCTCTACACGGAGCAGCTGCGCAAGCACAACGTCTCCAGCGCCGTAACCGGCTCCAGCTTTCTGGCCGGCTGCGACGATATCGCAGCGCGCATGGCAGCCGTCCAGAACTACATGCACATCAGGCCTATCGGCACGCCAACGCTACGCATATTGCGCAACAGCTGCCCTGACCTTGAGCGCGAAATGAAGCGCTACAAGAAGAAGGTCAACTACATGGCAGGCACTTACGTGGTCACCGATCAGCCTAATACGCGCGGAGAAGTTCACGCCTGCCAGTGCCTTGAGTATCTCTGTGCGTACCGCCCCAAGTACCACAAACCAAAGGTCGAGATAAAGGAAGAGGCATGGTACGTTGACTGGGCGCGCCGGAGACGCAAGCAGCGCAACGGCGATGGTTACATCTACTTAGGCCCCGCTTCAGGAAATAACAATGACAGCCGTCTCTGACTTTGTTCATCCGACCGTTCGCTTGGGCGACATGGTGTACTGGTACAACGACCCCATGAACCCTGCCGACCCGCAGGTGGGCTGGGTCTGCCGTCGTCCGGGAGTAAACACTGTCACCATCCTTGTGTTTGCGCCCGACAGTGGCTTCCTTGAGAAGCCCAGCGTCAGGCATCGCGACGATCCCGGCCTGGCCGAGAACATCATGTGGCGCACATGGGGTTGCTGGGAGTTCAGCCCGATGAGCAAGGAGCTGGCGCGCCTGCGCGAGATGACATCGAACATGGCACTTAACTACGAACGAGAGGCCAAGAAGTCTCATGGATCTAAGTGACCCTGCGGAAAACATGCTGCAGCCGCCAAGCAACGACACAGGCGAAGACGTCCTGAAGTCGATAGCAGCTACGTGGCTGAAGAAGATCGAGCTGGCCGTAAAGCACAAGCGTCCATTCACGATGGACGCTCGGGAGGCTATGGACTTCTTCGACGGGCCACATAACTGGTTCTGGAAGAACGAATACTCCCACAGTCAGTCGGGATACAACCGCTCGATTTCTCCGCCGGGATTTCGGATGCAGGTCAATCGCGTGTTTGAGGTGGTCAAGCTGTTCTCCAGCGTTCTGTACCATCGAAACCCTGTCCGTACGGTAACGTCGAAGAAATACCCGGAGATACCGCCGGAATCGCTGGGCATGGACCTGAACGACCCGAACGTCCAGCAGCAGTTGCAGATGACCATGCAGCAGTCGGACAGCCAGAACCTGACCCGCGCTGTGGTGGCTAAGCTCTTGGCGGCGTATTTGAACTACACGCCGAACGAGCTCGACCTCAAGACCCACAGTCGACGGGTTGTAGACGAAGCCATCATCAAGGGCGGCGGCGTTTGGTGGGTAGAGCTGGTGACCGATCCGGGCTCTCAGCAGAGCATGGTCGGAAGCTTCGCAGACTCTGTAGACAACCTGTTCCTGGACCCAGACGCTACAGAGATTGAGGACATCACGTGGTGCGCCCGCCGCTGCATCCATCCAGTGGACGTAGTCGCCAAGCAGTACAACGTGGACGTCGAGCGTCTGCGCGGCTCTCTCGACAGTCGCGATACCCCAGAGAATGAAGACTACTCGTACGTGAACGACTCCAGTCAGCCGAACTCCCGTAGGGTGGGCAAGACCAACGACTTGATGACCTACTACAAGATCTGGTCTAAGACCGGATTCGGCGACAGGCTCAAGGATTCTCCTAAGGACCAGCGCGGATCGTTCGACGGCATCGGCGACAACGCCTACATCGTGGTTGCTCGCGGCGTGCCGTTTCCCCTCAATGCGCCTCCTGAGATGCTGGAGGAGCAAGTCGACGAACAGACTGGCGTGCCGCAGTCCATGTTTGCCGGCGTGCAGTGGCCGATCCCGTTCTGGGCGGAAGCTAACGGCTGGCCGTTCAAGATGCTGGCGTTTCACCGCAAGCCAGGCCAGGTGTGGCCCATCTCGCACATCAAGCCCGGCGTGGCAGAGCTTAGATTCCTCTGCTGGGCGTTCTCGTTCCTTGCGCAGCGGGTAGCCACCAGCTGCGAAACACTGATTGGCGTGAGCAAGGCAGCCGACCAGGACATCAAGGATCAGATATTGGCGCACAGTGAGGGCGGCTTCAAGATCATTGAACTGAGCGAGATTCTGGGCCGCAGCGTCAACGACGTGATCAGCGTGTTCCAGACGCCCAATGTCTCGTCTGAGTTGTTCACGGTCATCGAAGCCGTCACCGAGATGCTCGAAAAGCGGCTTGGCCTGACAGAGCTGGTGTACGGCATGACCAACAAGCAGATCAGGTCAGCCACAGAAGCCAGCGTCAAGCAGGAGCAGATCAACATCCGGCCGGACGACATGGCTGAATGCGTCGAGAACTGCATGACAGACGTCGCCCGCATGGAGGCGCTGGCTGCCCGCTGGCTCTTGTCCCCTGAGGACGTCGCTCCAGTGGTTGGTCCTCTGGGTGCGCTGGCGTGGGGCCAGCACGTATCAAGCATGGAGCCTATCCAGGTAGCCAAAGAGTTTGACTACCGGATCGAAGCGGGGTCTGCCCGAAAGCCAAACAAGGCAACGAAGCAAGATCAGATGTCTGCGGCCCTGCAGAATCTGGGCCCTGTGCTGAGCGGCCTGATTCAGGCTGGCATAGTCGAGCCGTTTAACGCGTTGATCAAGGACTGGGCGGATAGCCTGGATCTCGATGCGACGCCGTACATGGTGCCGCTGCCGCCTCCACCAATGGCGCCTCCCGGAGCGCCGGCCCCACAGGATCCCGGTGCGCCGATGCCTCAGGCGGGAGGCCCGCAGGGGCCGCCACCACCCCCGCAGGCGCCGCCAGAGCCACTACCGCCGGACGCGCAGCAGCCGATGCCTGTTCCTCCCCAGATGCCGCAGGAGCTCATGCCTTGATCCCAGCATCCGTTACCCGAGCCGGCGCAGAAGCAGTCGCCTCCTACAGCCGCAGCCTGCGGGCTGGAGGATCTGAGAAGTTCGCAGAGATGTGTGCTCTTCAGCAGCCTCCCGGCCTAAAAGGCATGGACCGGACGCTTATGGAGGGGCGCTACGGCGAGCAGTGGCTGGACGACATGCCTAAGGGGCTGGCGACGCGCATGACGCAGGAGGCCCGGAAGGCCGGCATCAACATCAGCGGGAAATTCTACATGGGTGGGCTGGCAGACAAGCGCGGCCACTTAGATCCGGCGGCGTGGATCGACAGCGTCTCGGACATAAAGAAGGTGGCTGTACAGCGGGATCTGCACGTCAGCGGCATTGTGGAGCACACCCCTCCGCAAAGGCCGCCCAAGCGCAGCGTTGACATAGCCCCCGACATCCTGCGCGAGAACGTCCGAAAGGAACTGAGGGCTAACCCGAACCTGTCACGCGGGGAGGCCACTGAGCGAGTCAAGGACCGGATCGTCCCGAACTGGAAGAAAAAGAAGGGCTAAGTCATGCCGTTGCAGCTTGAACACAAGTCTTCAGTCAACTCACCTGTGACGTTTGCGTCGACCGCTGCCACCACTGCCAAGCTGCCGTACGGCGCTGTGGGCGGCGCAACGGCGATCGTGACGGCCGTCAGCGGAGCAACGACCCTGTCGTGGTACGTGGGCTCTGGCACTGAGACGACCCTGTATCCGGCCTACAACGCCAGCGGCGCGATCACCACCACGATCGCAGCCGGCCGGGCCTACAAGGTGCCCGACGAGCTATTCGCCGCACCATTTATCGCAGCCGTCACCGACTCCGGTACGGCAACAGTCATCCTCTGTGTGAAGGGGTAAGCAGTGCCTAATACGATCCGCATCAAGCGTCGCACCAGCGGAGCCACCGGCGCCCCGTCGTCTCTCGCTAACGCAGAACTCTGCTTCAACGAGATGGATTCGACGCTCTACTACGGCAAGGGAACAGGCGGTTCCGGCGGCACTGCCACAACCGTCATTGCCATTGGTGGCGATGGGAGCTTCGCAACCAAGACCTACGTGGATTCGGCTGTCACAGGAGCCACGCCAACCGGCTATGCGCTCCTGAGCGGTGCGTCATTCACTGGCAACGTCACGGTCGGCGGCACGCTGACGGTCAACGGCACCACTGAGACCATCAACGCCACTACAGTGCAGGTGGCCGACAAGAACATCGAGATCGGCAAGGTTACGACCCCGACTGACACAACGGCCGACGGCGG